AGATGCTCCCGGCTGCCCGTGTTATACTCTGGGCATGGGCTCGGGTGATTCTTCCACCACTGTCACCGCCGCTGCTCCAGCGCAGGCTCAACTGCAGCTGGATCTCGGGGTGACGTCGCGCCGGGTGGCGCGGGTGGCTCCCTCGATCGAGTTCCGCCCGACGGCGGATGGTCGCGGGGTGGAGATGCGGACGCGCTCGGGGGCTCCGGAGCTGTGGATCTCTACGGCGGAGGCGTGTGCCCGGTCGGGTCTGGACCGGGAGGTGCTCTATGGTCTGGGGCGCTCGGGCGAGATCGAGGGACGCCAGCCGAACAAGCCGATCGCGGACATCGCGGCGAATCGGGCCACGAACCACAAGTGGGAATGGCTGGCGATGAGTGTGGCGGACTATGTGGAACGCCAGCGCGCGGCGCGGTTGCGGCTCTACTGATGGCTTTTTCTGCGGCTGATTCCCGCTGTGGTTTCCGCTTTCTGGGCGGTTTTTAGCGGGGGTGGTCGAGCTGGCTCGGGTAGCCCGACAGGTGGGCGTGTGCCGGGCTAGGATGGGAGGCATGAAGCACGCGAGATCTCTCTGCCTCTCTCTCTCTCTGCTGGCCCTGGTGCTGATGGTAGCACTGGCGGGCTCGGGGTGTCAATCGACGCCGGGCGAGGATGGCAGCGGGGAGTTCCCGCTCCAGGTGCGGGCGGGTGTCTCGGGTCTGGGCCTGGCGGCGGAGGCGACGGGACGCGATGGCCACGGGATCGGCGCGGCGCTGAGTTTCTACCCGGTGACGCCGCTGTTCTCGAAGCTGGGACCGGAATCTCGCGCAGAGGCGCGGAGAGAGGGAGGCGGATCTCTCTGACTTCTGACTTCTGACTTCTGAAACCGATGCCCGCTGATGTCATCCGGCAACGACGGGCGCAGCGCCAATCCCAAGGAACTCAACCCCACGCTTTCTCGATGAATTACCTAACTCTCTTCACTCCTCTCCTGGTCAAGGCACTGCGGGTGCTGATCGGAAAGAATGTGCCGAGTCTGGCGCGCTGGGCGCAGACGGCGCTGGGTGCCTGGTTGGTGACGCTGGGGCTGATGGATCCGGCGACGGCGGAGAATGGTTTCACGCTGGGCGAGCTGGTGATGTCGCTGGGTGGTGTGTTCCTGGTGCTGGAGAGTCGGTTCAATAACTGGTGGCGGGGCCGGAATCTCTACGGGGTGAATTTGAGCCCGCTCGGGTCGGTAATCGGGAGGAGTGGTCTGAGTCTGGTCCGAGCGGTGCTCAACATGCTCTCTGCCTGGCTGGTGACGGTGGGGGCGTTCGACATGGAACCGGCGGCGCTGGAGGCGCTGCCGTTCGACGCGGTGATCACGGGCATCGTCGGGATGCTGGTCACGCGCCTGATGAGCTGGGCGGAGGCTTGGCTGAAGGGCGAGCTGCCGGAGCAGCTGGCGGAAGATCGGGCGGCGAGGGCGTTCGCCTCGGTGGACGGGATCTGAGATGCCTCGCGCAGAGACGCTGAGACGGAGAGATTTTTTTATCAACCAATAACGATGGCGACGGATGGAACAGTTTCTGAACTTGGAGGTCACGCTGCCGGCGTGGGTGTTGGGCTTCGGGTTGTTGATGGTGGCGACGATGGTGGTGGCGCTGGCGAATCGCGCTCGGCGCGCGCTGGCGGTGGGTCGGCTGCAGGGGCTGCAGGAGGCACGCAACGAGGTGGTGAACGAGCTGGTCGGCGCATCGGCAACGATGAGGCGGAGCGGGAGCGGGTCGCGGGGATGATGTGTCTGGAGTTGCTGGGCCTGAGCGATGCGGCCTGCGCGCAACTGGAGACGCTGACGGCGACGGGGCTCTGGGGTGTGAACTCGCGGGAGACGGTGCGGCTGATGGTGCTGGAACGTCTGCGGGCTGAGGTGCCTGGGCAGGCGGGCTGCTGAGTTTTTTTCTTTTTTCTCTCTGATGGAGTCGAATGAATCAATTCTGGCGCGAAAGATCGAGGGGGCGCAGGCCCTGCTCGACGAGGCTCGCGCGCTGCTGGTTTCCGGGGTGTGTGGAAGTGCTCCGGTGTCTGAGAATGCTGCGACTGTGACTGCTGATGGGAGTCCTGGTCGTCCGTCTGACTCGACGGGCGGCCAGGTTGCGGCACCTGAGAAACCGGAGAAAGCGGGAGCGCCGTCGCGGAAGTTGCGAGTGGCGATCGTGGTCGGCCATGAGCCGACGGCTCCGGGCGCGGTGAACCCGAAGACGCGGGAGAGTGAGTTTGCTTTCAATGATCCGCTGGCGGACCTGGTGATGGAGCAGCTGATCCGCCAGGGCGATGGCTGGATCGAGCCGGTGAAGGTGTATCGCGCGCCGGAGGGCTACTCGGCGCTGCCGGCGAAGGTGAATGCGACGGGCGCGGATTTCGCGATCGAGCTGCACGCGAACGCGAGTGATGGCACGGGCAACGGGACGGAGATGATCTTTGTCTCGCCAGAGGGGAAACGGTTGGCGGAATTTTTGCAGGCTCGGGTGCTGGCTGCGCTGGAACTGAAGGATCGCGGGGTGAAAACGCCGTGGGCGGGACGCGGGGAATACCTGCTGAAGAACACGGTGATGCCATGTGTGATCGCGGAGCCGTTTTTCATCGATCACGCGGGCGACTACGCGAGGGCGAAGGCGCGCGGATCGGTGCTGGCTTCGGCCTACGCGGGCGCGGTGCTGGACTATGCGCACGATCGCTGGGAGCGCGGGCTGTGGCGGTGAGGATTTCTCTGACGGGTGACTGAGTGACTGACTTTGTGATGACGATTTTTCTCTTGAATGCGCTGCTGGCGGATGGGTTCGCGGATACGGATCCGAGCTTTCTCCGCGACTGGCTGATCGTGCTGGCCTGCCTGGTGGGACTGGCGATCGCGATCATCGTGCTGGTGGAGAAGATCCAGGGGAAGAAGGCGCAGATGGTGCAGGTGTCGCCGGACCCGATGCGGACGCAGCGGGTGGAGCCGGTGGCGACGAAGCGGGAGCTGGAGTCGGCGAAGCAGGAGATCGAGGACGACATCAAGGGCATCCGCCAGGCGATCGCGCAGGACCGGGAAGCGGCGCGCGAGGCGCTGGGGAAGGTCCATGGCCGGATCGACAAGGTGGCGGAGAACACGGGCGAGATGAAGGGCGAGCTGAAGGGCATCGCGGAGACGATGCGGCTGCTGCTGGAGAAGCTCACGAAGTGACGACGAAGACGACGATGAATCTGGAACTGGAAATCCTGAAGATCCTGGACTCGGCGCATCCCCGGATGCTGAAGCGTGCGGTGCTGGAGGGCGAGGCCCGACTGGCGGTGGATGAGCTGACGGCGACGGCGTTCGACGGGGCGCTGTCGAAGCTGGACGGGAAGCGGCAGGTGCGGATCCACGATGGCGAGGATGTGTCGCGCGTGGCGATCACGGACGCGGGCCGGGAACGGGTGGCGGCGGCGAGGTGATGAAACGCGGAACGCGGAGGTCGGAACGCGGAGAAGATTTGAAAAGGCGATGAACCATGAGTGGAAAGAAACCGAGGAGCGATTCGAAGCTGGACAACCTGCCCGAGCTTCAGTTCCTGGAACTGCGCGACGGGCTGATCAATCGGACCTTCGCCAGCTACGCGGAAGCCATCTCCTGGTTGGAGGCGGAATGCGGGGTTTCTACGGTGCCCTCTGTGCTCTCGCGATTCTGGCGGAATCACTGTGCGCCGGTGGTGGCGGAGCGTCGCCAATACGCGGCGCTGAAGGCGGAAGCCCTTGGCGATGCGATGGAGAAGGACCCGGTGAACTGGGATCGCATCAATGTGGAGAAGGCGAAGCAGATGACTTTCGAGTTCCTCGACGCGGGCGATGTGGACGCGGCGATGAAGCTGCTGAACGAGATCACGAAGGTGAACAAGCAGGACTTGGACGAGCGCAAGGTGGCGATGATGGAGCGCAAGGCGAAGCGACTCGACGAGATCGAGGAGAAGGCGAAGGAGATCTCGCAGGGCGGTGGTCTCTCGGACGAGACGCTCGAAATGCTGGAGAAGAAACTCAAGCTGATCTGATGGCGAAGAAGCGACCAGCTCATGCGAACGGGTTTCGCGGCAAGGCGAGGAACATCCCTCTGGAGGATGTCTTCATGCTCCCCTATCAGTCGAACTGGATCGAGGATGAGGCGATCACCAAGCTGATGGAGAAGTCTCGACGGATCGGGATCAGCTATGCGTCGAGCTATGAAGATGTGCGCCGGCATTCGCGGCGTTCGAATCAGCTGCAGACTTGGGTGAGCAGTCGCGATGAGCTGACGGCTCGCCAATACGTTCGCGACTGTCTGAAGTTCGCGAAGATCCTGCACTCGGCGGCGCAGGACTTGGGCGAGCGGATCCTGACGGATGATCGCGGGAATGCTCACTCGGTGCATGTGATCGATTTCGCGAACGGTCAGCCGTTGCACTCGCTGAGTTCGAACCCGGATGCGTTCGCTGGTCGCGGTGGTTTCGTGAAGCTGGATGAATTGGCGCTGCGGAATGATCCGGGGATGGTCTATGCGATCGCGGCTCCGACGATCGACTGGGGTGGCCGGATGGGGATGATCTCGACGCATCGCGGTTCGGGGAATTTCTTCAACAAGCTGATTCGCGAGATCAAGGAAAAGGGAAACCCGAAAGGGATCAGCCATCATCGGGTGACGTTGGAGGATGCGCTGGATCAGGGGTTCCTCTGGAAGCTGCAGTCGAAGCTCCCGGATGATGACCCTCGTCTGGACATGGACGAGACGGACTATTTCAACTATCAGCGGGATCGGTGTCGGGATCAGGAGACGTTTCTCCAGGAATACATGTGTGTGCCGGCGGATGATGCGTCGGCGTTCATCGAGTATGGTCTGATCGACGCCTGCTGCTATGCGAGCGGCGAGGCGTGGGAATGGTCGCTGGAGGATGCGATCGCGGCCCGGCAACGCGGCGCGGCGCTCTACGGGGGAATCGACATCGGGCGCATGAATGACCTGACGAGTTTCGTGCTCGTGGAAAAGGTCGGCGGGATCTACTTCGTGCGGAAGCGGATCGATCTGCAGCGGGTGAATTTCTCGGTGCAGGAACAGATGATCTATCCGTGGGTGGATCAGTGTGTCCGGGTCTGCATCGACCGGACGGGGCTCGGGATGCAGTTCGCGGAGCGGATGCAGGATCGTTTCGGTGACTACCGGGTGGAGGGGCTGACTTTCTCGGCTCCGGTAAAGGAGGATCTGGCTTACCCGGTGCGCAGTTGTTTCGAGGATCGCGCGATCCGGATCGGGTTCGAGGATGACGAGTTGATCTCGGACATCCGCGCGATCCGAAAGGAGACGACGACGGCGGGCAATGTCCGCTTTGCGGCGGATCGCGGGGAAGACGGTCACGCGGACCGCTTCTGGGCGCTGGCGCTGGCGATCCATGCGGGCGGTGGCGACAAGGCGCTGACTTTTGTGCCCCGCCCTGGCGGGAAGCGGACGCGGCATGGGGAGCGAACGGTTTTTTGACGGATGAGCACGCCGGGTAACAACATCTTCAATCGATTGGCGGGCGCGGTGCGTCGGGCGCTGGTGACGGCGGGGCTGGCTTCGCGGGTGGACTGGGCGAACTCGTGGCGGGACAATTACAATCCGCTGCGCGGCCTGACGATGGTCCGGGCGGTCTCGATGCTGGAGGAAGGTGAGCGCGGGGCGTATGCGGAGCTGCAGTGGACGTATCGGTCGATCGAGATGCAGGACGCGGTGATCGGGGCGCTGATCGAGCGGCGGACGTCGGCGCTGCAGGAGATGGACTGGGACATCCGGGTCCGGGATGATGTGCCGGAAGACAAGAAGGCGGTCGCGGATCGGCAGGTGAAGGCGCTGCGGGCGGCGTATGAGTCGATCGACAATCTGAAGGAGGCGATCGAGTTCCTGGCGCTGGCTTCGTTCCGGGGGTTTTCTCACCTGGAGAAGGTGCGCGACGGCGCGAACCGGGTGGTGAAGCTGGACCCGGTGGAGCAGTGGTTCTGGGTACGGGAGGGCATCTACGGGGAATGGAAGCTGAACCCGGAGAGCAAGATCGGCTGGAACCTGGGCGAGGCGACGGACTTGTCGAGCTTCGTGATCCGGGAGGTGAAGCGACCGATCAATCGGGTGGCGCTGGTCCACTACATCCGGAAAGGGCTTTCGCAGAAGGACTGGGACGGCTTCGTGGAGCAGTTCGGGATCCCGGCGGTGTTCGTGACGATGCCGAGCAATGTGCCGGCGGACAAGGTGGATGAATACCTGGAGATGGCGGACTCGGTGACGGGTGACGCTCGCGGGGTGCTGCCGGGTGGCTGCGAGGTGACGACGATGGATGGCGGGGCGCGCGGGGCGAATCCGTTTCGCGATCATTTGAAATACCAGGACGAGCAGCTGGTGCTGCGCGGCACGGGCGGGAAGCTGACGATGCTGGCGGAGTCGGGCTCGGGCACGCTGGCGGGCGAGGCGCACGCGGACACGTTCCAGGCGATCGCGAAGGCGGAAGCGGCGGAGATCGGCGAGCTGCTGCAGGCGGAGCTGGACGCGGAGATCCTGGACGCGGTGACGCCGGGCGAGTCGGCATGGGCCTACTTCGAACTGGCGGCGAATGAGGAGACGGACACGTCGCAGATCGTGGAGGATGTGGAGGCGCTGAAACGGGCGGGCTACCTGGTCTCTGCTGCCTGGATTTCGGAAAAAACGGGCTATGACCTCACGGTGCAGGCCGGAGGGGGCGCTGATGGGGGGTTGCAAGGGGTTGCAACGGGCGTGTCTGGCGTTGGAAGCGAAAAGACGGGTCAGGAGAGCGGAAACGAGCAGCGGGCGCTGAGCGGCGATTCTGTGGCCTCGCTTCGAAATCGGGAGGACGAGGTTTTTGAGGAAAGTGAACTACCGGCACTGACGAAAGATCAGGAAACGGCGATCGACTCGGCGGTGGCGGGCATCGCTGCGGGCCTGGAGGAGGTCGCGTCGGGCGCGGTGCGCTCGGGAATGGTGAGCGGTGCTCGGGCGAAGGATGACGGATCGGATGGGAACTGAGGAAAGCTGAATTTTTTGGATCTGATGAATGCGAAGCTGATTATCAATCGCCTCTCTGGCTCTGGCCCGGTGAAGCCGGGGGACAAGTTCTGGGCGCAGATCGAGGTATCGGGTCGGCAGACGGCGACGATGGCCGGGAAGCGGATCGAGCTGGATGTGGATGCGAAGGCGCGGGAATCGATCGTGAATCGGTTCGCGGCGATGGCGCATGATCCGGGGTTCTCGGGACTGTTGGTGGATGCGGATCATCTGTCGCACGATCTGAATCACCGGACGGAGGCGCTGAGCTGGCTCTATGAGGTGGAGGAACGGGATGGGCAGCTCTGGGGGCTGCTGGAGGCGACGGGCGTGGGTGCGCCGGCGATCGCGAACAAGGACTACCGCTTTTTCTCTTCGGAGTATGAGGAGGAGGACCTGGAGGAGATCGAGCCGGGGATCTATCGCCCGCTCTCGCTGGCTGGTCTGGCCTACACGAACCGCCCGCGTCGGAAGGGTGGAAAACCGATTTCGAACCGGCGGCAGGCCGGGACTGACGACGAAAACCAAAACGAGAACGACAACGACGATATGAAGAACATCGCTGAAAAGCTCGGTCTGCCGGAGGATGCGACCGAGGAAGACATCGTGGGAGCGATCGAGGGCTTGCAGAAGCGAGTCAACGACGCGGCCACGAAGGAGGTGGAGGGTGAAGCGGACGCGATCATGAATCGCTTCGGTGATCGCATTCCGGAAAAGGCGCAGGCGCACTGGCGCGGGGAGCTGATCGCGAATCGCGAGGAGGCGGACCGCCAGAAGGTGGTGGCGCTGATGGAGGACAGTTTCCCGGAGAAGCCGGCGGCGGACGACGCGGCGGGCACGATCGAGAATCGTGACGGCGGCGCGCAGGACCTGGAGAAGAAGAATCCGAAGGGCGAGAGCGAGGAACCGCCGAAGCGCCTTTTCAACCGTGGCGACGCGAAGACTCCCCCGCCGGTGGAAGCGGACGGGATGGTGGTGAATCGCGAGGCGGAAGCACGCGCGGCGCGGATCTCGAACCGCGCAGGCGAGCTGATGAAGTCTGGCCAGGCGGTGAACCAGATCGATGCCTACCGGCGCGCGGAGGAGGAGCTGGACCGGGAGGAAAAGGCGAATCGCTGAGCGCAGCTCGATCGAAATCGAATCAACGACGGAAAATCAACAACGGAACTCTGAATCAACGAAGTAATGAATCCTACTCTTGCGATCTATACCACCCAGTCCAATACGCAGGCTGGTGTGATTGAAATTCTGGCCGGGGAAGACCTGACCGGAAAGGAAGGCCACATCGTGGTCCTGACTCACGACACGGGTGTGCCCGAGGTGCAGCTGCCGGCGGCTGTCTCGGACCCGGTGGAATACCTGCTGGTCCGTGGTGCGGCTGACGGTGAGCTCTGCTCGGTCTATCCGATCACTCGCGAAAGCGACATCCGGGTGAAGCTCGACGGCACCTGCAACCCTGGTGACCAGCTGTTCCTCGCGGCCATCGACGGCACGCATGACGGTATGGTCCAGGATGAGCCTGCTGGGGCTGGAACCTACTCGGCGGTGCTCCGCGCGGAGGAGGCTGGTGTGGACAATCAGATGGTGTCCTGCCGCCTGATGCCCGGACCGGTGAGCGTGACGGTGTCTGAGTGATCTCCTGACGAACCCTGACGATCTGAATCAAGAAGAAGAACAACAATTAACGACTGAACTCTGAACCTGAAACAACGATGAAATACGGTTTTACTCGAAATCTGAATCGCGCGATCGCTGATCGTCACGCCGTTTGCGGTGTGGGGTTGATGCTGATCGCGGTCATCTGCTTCCTGCCGTTCGCCATGATGGCGTTCGCGATCGCTGGTCTGCCGGTGGTCGGTGGCGCTGGTGGTGGCGGGTTGCTCTGCAATGCGATGCTCACTGGTCTTTCGACCAATCCGACGCTGCGCAATTTCGCGATCGATGCGTCGCAGAATGCGATCCGCCCGGTGGCGAATTTCCTCGCCCCGCGTGTGGAGGTGCCGGATGTGACCGGCTTCTACAAGACTTACAATGCAGAGCATCGCTACAAGCGACCGAAGACGCTGCGCTCGCCTGGCGGCAAGGCTACCCGGATTGGTTTCGATGCGGATGACACTGCCTATGTATTGAAGGCTCACGCGCTCGATTTCCCGATCCCCAATGTGGACGGCATGAGCCAGGAGTCGGCAATGCACCATGCGCAATATGGGACGCTGCTGCTCGCGGATTCGGCTGCGCTGGATCACGAGGCGGAAGTGGTCACTGCGGCGAAGGCTGCGGCGGGTGCTGGCACGGACAAGGACTTCACCTCGTCGAGTGTCGATCCGATTGCTGAGATCAATGCGAAAATCCTCGCCGTGATGAAGGCGGCGAAGAATGGCGCGCCGGTGAAGGTGCTTTTCGGAGCGACTGCCCTGCTGCGCACCACGGAGAATGCCAATGTGCGCGGTCGCCTGGTCGGAGGCAAGGGCGGCGCGTCGAAGGGCGCGTCGATCGCGATCCCTACGCTGGAGGATCTGTCCCGGATGCTGTTCGGGAATCCGAAGTGCGAGGTGGCGCTGTTCGTGGAGGACACGGCTGCTGATGGGCTCGCGGAGTCGATCAGTTTCCTGCTCGACACGGAGATCCTGATCTTCGCCAGCAATGACTCGCCGAACACGTTGGATCCCAGCTTCATGAAGACGCTGGTCCCGATGGGCGGGTTCATGAAGCCGGGCACCTATCGCACGGAGGACGAGCGTGATGATGTCCTGAAGATGGACTGGACCACGAAGGTGGTGGTCACGAACTCCGCTGCGGTGGGGCGCGTGAACGCGAATAATTCCTGATCCTCTCTCTTTTCCCCCCCTACCCAAGCCAGGCGCGCTGGCAGGCCGCGCTCGACAAGTTGCCTGCCACCTCTTTTTCAGGAATGCGGAACTCGGAGCGCGGAACGCGGAGATGATGATGATGAAGATGACGAACTCGACTCGATCAATGGGCCCTGAAGCTAACAGAGCGGCTGTCACGATCGAGGGGTGCGTCGGTCATCGCTTCGCGTTTCGCGCTCCGGGATGCCGGAGGAATGAACGAATGAACCCTCTTGATTGTCTGGCCTGACCCTCTCGGATCGGGGACTGAACCCTCTTTGATGGGCTGACCTCTGACCTCTGACCTCTGAAACCATGAGTTGGCGCGCGATTACTGCGGATGATGTCCATGCTTCGATGCAGAAGCATGAGGCGGACTTGTATGAGTCGCAGCTGCTGGTGGATGGGCAGTCTGATCCGATGGATGAGGTGATCGCGCAGGTGACGCTGGAGGCGCGCCAGGCGATCCGCAGCTGTCGGGACAATGGGGCGCTGCATCCGACGGCTTCGTTCCTGCCGCCGGGGGTGATCCACCACGCGGTGGCGCTGATCCGGCATCGGCTGCAGACGCGGGTGAGTGATCACTATGAGCCGGGTGAGGGCCGGATGGCGGAATACCGGACGGCGACGCAGTTTTTCCGGGATGTGGCGAGCTGCAAGGTGGCGATCGAACGCTACGGCGCGGACGAGGATGATCGCTCGCCGGCGGTGATGCCGCAGGTGTCGGCGAGGCCACGACGGTTCACGCGCTCGAAACAGGACGGGGTGTAGGTGGTTTCGGTGATCAGTAATCAGTAATCAGTAATCAGTGGTCGGTAATCGGTGATTTTTTTCTGTGATGAAGGGCTTTTCTTTGGTGCTGCTTTTGTTGGTGGGAGTGCTGGTCTCGGGGTGTGCTCGAGATGTGGGCTTCTCGCCTCGCTGCCTGGAGGAGCGGGTCTGGGACGATGCGCGCGGCGCGGTGGTGCTGCGGAAGGTCTGCACGGTGCCGGCTTTCTATCAACGGATCTGCAAGGAATGCGGCCACGCGAAGCCGGCGCATTTCCCCTGGTGCGATCCGACGCGCCGCCGACCGCTGCGGGCGAAGGGCTGGACGGATGAGTTTTTTGGAACCGCTGATGAACGCTGATGAACGCTGATTTTTTTCACTGCTGATGGTGAGCGGCTTGGCGACGGCTCTGTGGCTATCGCTACGGCACTGACTTCTGACCACTGACTTCTGATCTCTGACTTCGAACGAATGGCTACTGCTGCTCAACCTCTGGATCTGCTGGATGCGAAGGCCACGGTGCCGAGCGAGATGCGCTCGGCGGAGTGGGCTCGGGTGGATCAGTGGGCTCGGGAGCGGTCGTTCTTCATGGCAGGAGTAGCGAAGGCGGAGATCGCGGAGGAGATGCGATCGATGGTGCGCCGCGCGGCTTCGGGTGAGGCGGGCGAGTATGAGTTGCGGAAGGAGTGGGAGCAGTTCCTGGACGCGGAGGGCTATGCGCCGGAGCCGGGTCAGGAAGGAACGATCAAGGATCTGCGCTCGCTGCGTCGGTTCAATGTGACGCTGCGGACGAATCTGCAGCTGATGGATGGCTGGGCGCGTAAGGAGACGGGGCTGCGTCCGGGTCCGCTGAAGGCGTCGCCGGCCTGGGAGCTGGTGCGGGTGGATGCGGCTCGGGTGCCGCGCGACTGGCAGGCTCGCTTTGAGAAGGTGGGCGGCAAGCTGACGGGTGATGGTCGGATGATCGCGGCGAAGACTTCGACGATCTGGCGGGCGCTGGGATCGCGGGCGAATTTCCCGGACGCGATCGGGGTGGACTACCCTCCCCTGGCGTGGGGATCGGGCATGGATTTCCGGGCGCCCGGTGCTCGGGAGGTGATGGCGCTGGGCGTGATGACTCGCGCGGAGATCCGGGAGCAGGCGGCGGCGATGAGTGACCGACCGGTACACTCGCCGAATGCGTCGCTGCAGGCGCGACCGAAGGTGCGGGAGGAGGATCTGCGCGAGGCGCTGATGGATGATCTGCGCGGCTTCGCTCTGTGGGAAGATGAGGGCGAGGGCTCGCGCTCGGGTGCGCTGCCGCGTCTGATTTTCACGGACCCGAATGGGACGCGACCGGGGCCGGTGGACGCGGTGGCGTCGGTGATCCATGCGGAGCTGCCGAATGACCCGAGCAAGGGGCGACCTTTCCCGCAACTGCAGCGGGCGGCGCTGGAGGAGTTCGCGGGTGATCCGGAGTCGTTCGTCGGGGTGCGGGAGCGGGATCGCTATGATGATCTGATGCGGCTGCTGACGCGGATCGGGATGGACCGGGATCGGCGCGCGGCGGCGATGGAGGATGAGGGCCTGGAACGGCTGACGGTGTCGGATGACTGGCGCGCGGCGCTGGATCTGGCGGAGGGGGTGGAACGGACGACGCGGATGCTGCGGACGTTCCTGGAGTTTTTCTGAACGGATTTCTGACCACGGGAATGGACCATGTTTCAAATCGACATCGATCTGGACGATGCGGCGGGCCGGGAACGGCTCGGCGAGTTGCTGTCGCGGGTGGAGGACCGGGAGGGTCTGCACGAGGCGATGGGCGAACGGGTGAGCGATGCGGTGCGGGATCACCTGGTGAAGCGAAACTCGCCGAAGTCGGGCTGGTGGCAGCGGGCGGGTCGCTCGGTGTCGCATACGTTCTCGGAGTCGGGTGCGGTGGTGCGGGTGGCGCAACGCGGGGTGGCGCTGCGGTTCTACGGAGGGACGGTGAAGCGAAAGCCGGGCGGTCCGCTGCTGGCGATCCCGACGGACAAGGTGCCGGTGAGTGGCGGGACGCGGAAGGCTCCGAGGGAGATGGGGGTGCTGGCGTTTCTCCCCTCTCGATCGGGCGGCAAGGGCGGCCACACGGTGGGCTACCTGGTGGAGGGCGAACGCTACCAGGTGACGCGCGGAAGGAACAAGGGCAGGACGGCGACGCGGCCTCGGTTCGGCCCGCTGGCGATCTACTACATCCTGCGTTCGCAGACGGATCACGATCCGGACCCGAGTGTGTTGCCGGACGGGCTGGAGGTGACGGCGCGGGAGGCGGCGGAGGATTTCTTGTTGTGACGGATCACGGATCACTGAAATGAGCTACGACTCGCAACTGAATTTGCTGGCGCCGGCGGAGGCGCTGAAGACGCGGCTGGAGTCGATCGCTGAGCTGGACGGGATCGATGTGGTGGTGGACGAGGATCAGGATCTGCGCGCGGCGGTGGCGAAGGCGACGGCGAAGAGCAAGGGGGCGGCGATCATCATCTCGCTGGAGGGATGGGATCTGCTGGATGATGAGAGCGAGACGCTGTTCCTGGACATGGAGCACTCGATCAGTCTGTGGACGAATCTGATTTTCAAGACGGGAAGCATCCCGCCGGTGGTGGCGGAGGCGTCGATGCTGCGCGCGATCCAGGGATGGAATCCGGGCACGGCTGATTATGGCTGTTGGGAGAGTTGGCGGGTGCAGCGCGGGGTACGCGGCCAGGGGGAGCGGTATCGCATCCGCGAACTGGTGGGCCGCATCCGCTGGGATGTGCCGCCGGTGACGGTGGTGGAGGAATGAGATTTTTTCGGCAACGAACGAACTGAGAAGAACGAACTGAAGAACGAACTGAGGAAAAGACGATGAGCCTACCTACTACTGTGAAAAGCCCGATCTATGGGGCGCTGGCGTATCTCGCTCTGGAGGGTGAGACGGTGGAGACTGTGACTGTGGCCCGCGATGATAAGCCGGCGGGCTCGGTGCTGGATGACTGGGAGACTCTCGGGTGCATTCAGGACGCGCAGGTGGAAACGATCCGCAAGGCGGGCGAGACGGTGGACTGTTTCGACGCGACGGAGGGTGTCTGGATCGAGGACGAGACGGAGAATGCGAAGGCGCAGGCGCACCTGCAGCTGAACATCCAACTGGCGAGTGTGACTCCGTTCATGCTGCAGATGGCGATGGCGGCGGCGAGTGTGGGTGCCTCGGACGGTGCTTATGTGCCGGGCTCGCAACCGGGCGGCGCGTATCGAGGCTGGCTGAAGGTGCAGCAGCAGAATGGCACGAGCGTGGTGAATGTGCTGGAGATGTGGGTGGAGGCGACGCTGGCGGAACCGGCGGTGGTGGCGCGGCGTCAGCCGGGATACAAGCCTCGCCTGATCCTGAAGCAGCTGAAGGCTGCGGATGACGCCGGGGTGCTGGGCGCGGGGTGGAGCTGATCTCGGTGATCTGTGACCTGTAATCAGTGATCTGTAATCGGTGGTCTGTGATGAAACCTATCTTGATCCCTGAACCGAAGGACCGGGCTCGCCCGGTGGAGGTGAATCTCTCGTCGGGGCCGCCCGCAAGGAAGAAGCGGGCGGTCTCGAAGTTGGCTCGGTCGAAGTCGTCTGCGGACGCGACGGCGGAGGTGAAACGGGCTGTCTCTGGTGACGGCGACGACCACGCGGAGGTGGTGGAGGAAGCCGGGCGGGTCTCGGCTGATTCCTGATCTCTGCTCTGATCTGTTCTCTGACTTCTGTTTTCTGCTCTCATGCTGGCGTGTTCGATTCTGACGGCGACGTGGTATCCGGGATCTCTCGGGGACACGGACGGCGATGCGTTCGAGATCGTGGCGTCGGGCGACAAGATCGACGGGGGCACGATGTTCTCGGGCGGGATGCGTCAGCTGGTGCAGGCGGGCAGCTATGTGCGTGGGGATCAGCCGGATCACTGGGCGCGGGGAAACCGGACGGCTTCGCTGGGCTTCACGAAATACATCCGTCAGTCGAATCTGGATCCGCGCGCGGGTCTGGTGGCGGGCTTTGCGCACGCGCTGAGTCTGCCGGCGAGCACGGGCTGGCTGCACTTGGAGATCGATGGAGAGGAGACGGACTACTCGATCGACCAGGTGGTGTTCGAGGAGCTGAGCTATGAGCTGCGCCACCTGCCGGATCATGTGGGCCTGCGCTATGTGTTCAAGGCGGGTGAGCTGGCGGTGTATTCGGGAGATCCGCCGGCGGCGGTGTATGAGGAGGGCGAGATCCTGATGGAGGGAAGCACGCCGACGAGTCGCGGGGCGATCCTGATGGAGGGAGCGGTGTCGGAGTGATCGGCGGGTCCGGTGATCGGTGATCGGTAATCAGTAATCTGTTTTTTTCATGCCAACGACTTCGACGCGAACTTCGGATATGTCGGTCCTCTCGGACCCGGCGTTGGGTGACTTTTTTCCGGCGATCGATGTGTCGGAGGCGGCGGACTCGGATGATCGCAACAAGCGGCTGCTGCTCTCGGGGCTGCGGGACTTCCTGCTCGGGGCGCTGATGGTCTCGACGGATGTGGGCAGCGGGGAGACGGAGATCGCGGTGGAGTGGCCGGCGACAATCTCGCCGACGCCGACGCAGTCTCCGGTGGCGATGTTCTACCCGTCGGCGGAGGAGGATGTGGGCATTGTCTGCTGGCTGAAGGGCGGCTCGATGGATGGGGACGGAGTGACGGTGCTGTTGTCGAGCGCGAATCACTCGGGGGGAAAGCTGACGGTGCTGATGCCTCCGCCAGGGCCTGCGAGCTAAGCCGAAATGGAACTGATTTTTTCTGAACTCTGACTTCTGACTTCTGAATCTATGAAACGAACGCTGATTTTTTTCTCTCTGTTTTTGTCGCTGGTGCTGGCTCCGGTCTCGGGGTCGGCGCAGACGATTTTCGGGATCGATAAGATCGAGGCGGAGAAGATCCTGGTGAAGCCGTCGAGCGAGGTGACGATCGCGAGCGGGGCGGCGCCGGTGACGGGCTCGCACCACACGGTGGACTCGGAGTCGGATGCGGCTTCGGATGATCTGGTGACGCTGTCGGGCGGTGAGGATGGGATGACGCTGATCCTGCGACCGGCGAGTGATGACCGGACGATCGTGGTGAAGCGGACGGGCAATATCGCGGGCGCGGCGGATGTGACGCTGGATGATGCGACGGATCTCTGTGCGCTGGTCTATGATGGCACGGCGAGCAAGTGGCTGATCACGGCGATCGGCGCGGCTGGCGGTGGCGGCGGTGGGGTGACGACGTTCGTGAACCTGACGGATGTGCCGAACTCGTTCTCGAGCGAGGGCGGGAATCTGGTAAGGGTGAACTCGGGGGAATCGGCGCTGGAGTTCGTGGATGGCTCGACGTTGTTCGTGGAGGTCTCGGCGCTGATCGATGACGACTCGATGGCGACGGCGACGGCTTCGACGGTGTCGAGCAGTGAGTCGATCAAGGCTTACGTGGATGCGAACTCGGGCGGCTCGGGCTCGATGACGACGGTGCAGGAGGGCGATGTGGGTGTGGGTGGCTCGGACATCGTGACGCTGGACTTCCTGGGCGCGGACTTTGATCTGACGGAGTCGCCGGATACGGAGGTGAATGTGGTGATCTCTTCGGCGCTGACGCGGGATGCGGAATGGGACACGGCGGCGGAGATCAACGCGGCGACGACGGATGAGGATTTCCTGGTGGAGAGTCTGTTGATCGATGATGACTCGATGGCGACGGCGACGGCTTCGAACATCGCAAGCGCGGAGTCGATCAAGGCATACGTGGATGCGAATGCTGCCGGTGATGTGGTGGACGATACGTCGCCGCAGCTGGGTGGCGATTTGGACGGGAATGGGTTTGACATCCTGTTGGACAACACGACGGGGATCCGCACTTCGGCGGATGATGAGGGACTGATGCTGAATTTCGGAGCGAGCCCGGTGAACTACCTGGAGCTGTGGCCGGCGGCGACGGGTCAACCGGTGCTGCTGTTGACGGATGGCTCGGACTCGAATGTGGGGCTGCGGCTGCAGGGCAAGGGCTCGGGTGCGGTGGAGATCAATGATGTGCTCTGGATCGATGAGCAGGCGGAACCGGCGACGCCGAGCAGTGGCTTTCTGGCGATGTATGCGACGGCGTCGGGTGCGCTGGCGATCAAGAATGACGCGGGCTCGGTGACGACGCTGGGCGCGGGCGGTGGCTCGGGCACGATGACGACGATCGAGGAGGGCGACTCGGGGGTCGGTGGGGCGGACATCGTGACGCTGGATTTCAATGGGTCGGACTTCGATCTGTCGGAGTCGCCGGACACGGAGGTGAATGTGGTGATCGCTTCGGCGCTGACGCGGGACGCGGAATGGGACACGGCGGCGGAGATCAATGCGGCGACGACGGATGAGGACTTCGTGGTGGAGAGTGCGATCGGCTCGACGGTGCAGCAGTGGGATGATGACCTGGATGATCTGGCGGGGCTGGATCCGACGAAGGGCAATCTGCTGGTGGGTGATGGCACGGACTGGATCTCGGTCGGGGTCGGGACGAACAACCAGGTGCTGACGGCGGACTCGGCGGAGGCGTCGGGGATCAAGTGGGCGGCTGCGGCTGGTGGTGGCTCGGGCTCGGTGACGACGATCGAGGAGGGTGACTCGGGCGTGGGCGATGCGGACATCGTGACGCTGGATTTCAATGGGTCGGACTTCGATCTGAGTGAATCGCCGGACACGGAGGTGAATTTCTCGATCGCGGCGGCGATCACGCGGGACGCGGAGTGGGACACGGCGGCGGAAATCAATGCGGCGACGACGGATGAGGATTTTCTGGTGGAGAGTGACCTAGGCTCGACGGTGCAGGACTGGGATGATGACCTGGATGACCTGGCGGCGCTGACGCCGACGAAGGGCAATCTACTGGTGGGTGATGGCACGGACTGGGTCTCGGTCGGGGTCGGAACGAACAACCAGGTGCTGACGGCGGACTCGGCGCAGGCGTCGGGGATCAAGTGGGCGGCTGCGGCTGGTGGTGGCTCGGGCTCGGTGACGACGATCGAGGAGGGTGACTCGGGCGTGGGTGACGCGGACATCGTGACGCTGGATTTCAATGGGTCGGACTTCGATCTGTCGGAGTCGCCGGACACGGAGGTGAACTTCTCGATCGCTTCGGCGATCACGCGCGATGCGGAGTGGGACACGCTGGCGGAGATCAATGCGGCGACGACGGATGATGACGCGGCGGGTCTGGCGGCGAGTAATGCGTTCTCGGGGGCGAATGACTTTTCGGCGGGCACTTTGGAGATCCCGCAGGCGTCGGGGATCACGCTGTCGAATGCAGGCGAGTTCGGTCTGCACCAGATGGGTGGCGTCTATTCGACGAACGGGACGCCGGTGATGGAGATCAATTTCTCGCAGGAGGTGGCGCTGGCGGTGTTCGACCGGGCGGCGACGCCGAGTGAGGGACAGGTGCTGATGTGGGGCACGGCGGGATCGATCCCGGCCTGGACGACGGCGAGTGCGTCGAATCTGAATCTGGGGGCGCTGGCGGATCTGGACACGGTGGGCACGTCTTACCTGGACAATGATGCGGTGACGTCGGCGAAGATCGATGACGGGACGATCGTAGCGGCAGACATCGCGAACGGAACGATCACGGGGGCGAAGCTGGCGACGACGTACCAGACGGCGGATGCGGATCTGGATGACTTGGCGGATGGCTCGCTGACGGGCTCGAAGGTGGATCTCTCGACGGCGGACGGGGATGTGCTGGACATCGATTTCACGCCGACGAACTACACGCCGGACGCGACGCCGGCGGCGGCGAGTGATGTGGATGACCTGACGGCTCACCTGCAGGGGATCGACACGGCGATCGGCGCTGCGGGCGGCGGCGGTGGGTCTGTCCCGGCGTCGGTGGACCTGGCGAGCGATTACACGATCGATTCGACGACGACGTGGAGCACGGTGACGGGGATGTCGGTCGCGGTGGAGGCGAACAAGAGCTACCTGGTGAAGGTGACGGGGAGCTATGTGGGCGAGACTTCGACGGATGCTCCGTGGTTCGGCCTGTCGGGTCCGAGCGGGGCGACGATCTCGCGAGGAAATGTGAAGACGTGGTCTTCGACTTCGGCGTCTCGGGTGGAGGTGCTGACTGGCTTTGATCAATCGCTGTCGCAGACGATCAGCGGCGGCACGACGTCGCAGGTGTTCGAGCTGGAGGCGAAGGTGAATGTGTCTTCGACGGCGGGTAATGTGTCGTTGCGACTGCGCTCGGAGACGGGCACGAATGACATCACGGCGGAGGCGGGAACGCACATGACGGTGACGGAGGTGGCGGCTCCGTGATGGTTGGTGATCGGTGGTCAGTAATCAGTAATCAGTGATCAGATGTCAGTGATCACGGGTCGGTAATCGGTAGCGAAGCGAATGGCGGACGGAAAGTCAGATCTGGAACTGAGGCTGAAGGCGACGGGCGGGAGCCAGTCGGCGGCGGAGGTGCGTAAACTGGAGGAGCAGCTGGAGGAGACTCGCGAGGCGGCTCGGATGATGCGTGAGGCTCTGGACTCGATCGAGGGTGAGGGGCCGGAGTTCGACGCGGCGATGGCGCGGATGGAGGCTGCGGTCGGTGATGTGGAGATGAAGGTGCGCCGGGCAGATGCTGCGATGGACGGCTTCCAACGCACGAACCCAAAGGTGACGAAGGCGACGGGGAACACGGCGCTTGGATTCCTGGAAGTGGCGCGTGCGGTGGAGGACGCGCAATATGGTTTTCGCGGGGTGGTGAACAACATCCCGCAGATGATCATGCTGTTCGGCGGTGGGGCTGGTCTGGCGGGTGCTGTGTCGATCGCGGCGGTGGCGATCTCGCAGCTGCTGCCTCTGATGGAGGGTGTCTCGAAGGAGTCGGATGAATTTGCGAAGGCTCAGGATCGCGCGGCGACGGCGGCTGAGGGTGCGGCGGAACGGATCAAGCGTGCTGCTGATGAGGAGATCGGCGCTGCGGCGGACCAATACAACGCGGCGGCGCCC